GAGATAAAATTGTTTTTCCAGTTAAATTTTCATTTGCATTATTACTGTCTTTAAGATTAAGACCAAAGGAATGATCTGCTCTTCTTTGTAGGGTGAAGTTGTAAGTTCCAGGTTGTGCCATAGTTACTGACTTGTTATATACAGAATAGCTTATGTAATTTCTGTAAGATTAAATTTATATTTTTTACCACTAACTCTGTTTATAAGGAATAGATCATCTGATCCTTCCTGTATTGACCAGCTACCTTGTGTATTATCAACTTCATTAGGTTTAGAGTTTAAATTTGACATATCTATATCTTGAGTAGTAACTGATCCTGTGACAGTAATACCATTTGCAGTGGTTCTAAACTTTTCTGATCCATTAAAATGTAATTCTTGACGACCATTTACAAAAGCTTGATACGCATTATCCGTGCCTGAACTGTCTTGTGTTTGTAATGTATAACAAGCCAGATTAGAATTTGATGTTCTTGCTGTAAAAAATGTTTGTATATCTGTTTGGGATGCAAATATATTTAATCCTTGAAAATGGGAAATAATAAAATCATCATCAGTTCCTAATCTAATTGTTGCAAAATCTTTGAATTTAAAGCCACCAGCACCACTGACAATACTAGCGTCAAAAGTAATATCTGTTGTGCCGTTTGTCCCTTTAAAAATTACATCATCATTAAAAGTACTAGGGTCACTTACAAAAATACCGCCATCAAGATTTGCTAAACTATGGTATGTAGTTGTAGAACCATCTCTGATAAATAATTTATTAGCAGCTGTATCAGCAAAAAACTGACTAGGATAACTCTGACCTAATATATGAGGAGCTACGTCTCCTCTACTATTTGAAGCTAATGCTTGCAAAGCACTGTTGATGTCATTAAGAACTACTTCCCCTGTACCATCCTCAATTATAAAATCGTTTTGTGACATATCAGTTTTTTTATTATTTTAACTACTAATCGTTCCAAAACCAACCGCACTGTAATTAAAATTTCTTGTAACAAAATTACCGCTAGAGTCCTTTATATCAACAGTAAATTGATTTGATTTTACATTTGTTACTTTAACAGTCTCATTATTTTGTAATGCACCATTTGAGTCTGGTTGAATAGTAACTGTTACTTCTGGTACGTGATCTGTTATGTCAGTATTAGAACTACCACTATAAAACGCTTTGTCAAAAGTAACAGTCTTACTTGCTGGATTCCCACTAACAACATTAGAAATAGGACTAGCGTTTCTTTCTGTTCTTGATTTCAACGACATTTTAAATCCTAACTTTTCAATTGCTATATTCTGAGAGTTGTCTGTGACGCTGAATTGCAAAGTAAACTTAAATCCTCTACCTTTAAACACAGATTTCTTTACAGGTAAAAAAGGTATGTTGTTAAAATTAGCGGAGGCAGGATCACCCTCCGTAGTTTGCACTAATAATTCTACATTCCCATTTAAAGCAGATAATCCTGAAAAACTTAGCCATTGACTAACATTTAAGTTATTTTCCTTCGATCTATTCGCAAAAGTTACGTTATTAGTATAATAACCTGTAGCCTGTAAAATCCTTTCAATAGTCACATTTGTATTTGAACCCAAATCCAATGTATTTGTAAAAGTATAAACACCAGAATTTTGCACTGTAGGATCTGTTAATATCAATGCTGACTTAGAAGAATCGTATTGACAATTGGTTTTAGTTCCATTAAAAGGAGTCCCACTTAAATTTGCTTCATCAACAGACTTAAGCTGACGTTCTCCTTCTGATGAAAAATCTGAATTTACTATTGTTGAGATAACAGACGTGTTAGCTGAATTGTCTTCAAACTTAACTACATATATTCCTGGTAAATTAGCAACAACAACACTATCTGTATTACCATCAAACGTACCAATATTGCCTATCGTATTTCTAATGTCACTTGGGGCTGTAGTATTTGATAAATGATCTATCTGTACATTTCCACCAAAAAGGACATCAAGTTCAGTTGATTTATCAAATAATAATTTTACTTCATCATCATTGACTACATTGAGAATAAGGTTTTGTGGAGTTAAGGGTCTTTTCTTTTTCTTGTTTACATTAAATGTTATTTCGTTAAAATTTTGATCTAAAAGACCAGTAAAGTTCATACTTTGTACTCTTATCGTGTAAGTATCATTAAGTAAGTCCACTTTTTCATATTGATTTACAAAAACTGTAGTTTGATCTACTTGTACTCCAGAGCTATTAGTTAATGTAACAAGATAATTTGAGACACCCTTAGCGTAAGACCATGAGACTGTAAGACGATTAACAGCATTATTATTTTCAACAATTATAGATTCTTCTGCCTGTAAGTTATCGGGCGGTACAAGTGTTGTTAAAACTTGGTTGGATTCAAATTTTTCTGAATCACCAGTCTCTATAACAGAGTATTTACTAGCATCGTAAATGACAGCGCTGATAGAATAAACATTTTCCTCCTCACTTATAGAAATAATACGATAATCTTGAGTTTCTGCTTGTGAAGCCTTTTCATAAACCCATACAGTATTGACTTGAATTTTATCTCCTACATCAGTATCACTGAATGTGATAGTTTTTGCAGTTGCGTTTATGGATGATATTGTTAGTTCTTTTTTAATAAAAGGCAACGATTCAGTATCAGATTCCGTATTTAATTTAGTTATATGATTACTGGTTATCGAGCTTTGATTTTCTATTGTTTTTAAGATTACAAAAAACTTATCATTGGGATCTACAGAGGTTACACCATCGGGAAATAAATCTAATGTTAGTGTTTTAGTGGACGAATTATAAACCGAAACTCTACCTGAAACCCTTGTGTTGCTTTTCATTGGGTCTTGTATTGTTATCACATCCCCAGGATTTAAAAGCGTTCCAGCAGCAGCATTTGTAGAAAAATTAACGATATCTGCCTGATTATTCTGTGTAAATATATGCCATCGTCCAAATCGTTTTGCCTGATCACGATCAGTACAACCTACAGCTTCTAAATTACGTATATTTTCTCCATAAAGAGTTTCAAGGGAACTATTCGATATAACTTGACTTGCCTTAACAGTAACTAAATCAAATTCTCTTTTCTCATTATCAAAATACTTTACATTAACAATAGTATCCCTTGTTGACTGTGCTGGACCTGTATAACCAAAACCACCCTCCAGTACATTTGCATAAGAAAAGAAATATACGCTACCTGCTGGCCTGTCCTGAGTTAAAGAGATACGACCTTCTGAAACAAACAGGGAAGCTCTCATGGATTCAGCCACCTGATTTAATAAGGAGAAAGCATCAGTAGGAGTTTGGAACGACTTATTAAAAGAAAATCGAGGTTTATCAACTCCATCTTCTCCTGTTATAGTTTCATTGTTATATTTTGAAGCTTCAAAAAAAGCAAATTTATCAATAAGGTCATCAGTAACCTGCTGGCCCATACCTACTCTTGCATCTGTAAGTAAGTCAAAAAGAATCCATGCTGGATCATTTGTCCACTCTGGATCAGTTTTAAACGTACCATTAAAAGCTCCGCTATATGTGATCCTTCCTGTCGCAATATTAACTGTTGCATTATGAGGTATTTTAACTTTTTTACCTCTGATTCTGTACAGCCTTGTAGGTATCGAACCAAATACTTGAGCATCAAATCTTACTGCTGTATAAGCACTATTCTCATAAGTATCTTTACGAGCAATTAATCCCGTAATACCCGACACAAATAAATCATTACTTTTACTAGAACCCTCATGATCATTAGTTAACTTTCTAACATTAATTTTTATGGGATAATCTGAATTTTCTATATTTTCAATATTTAAAATATGATCTTTAAAGTATGGAGATAAAGTTTTACCTTCTACAAAACCTCCAGGACTTGTGTTGTTATCATCTATAAATTTTAAAGAAGTTTCAATATCACATGTACCAAAGGAACCTATTGCAGGATGAGCTAATGCCTGTCCTGAACCATCAGTCAAATTTAAAGGTACAGCAATCTTAAAAGAGTTTTGATGATTGAACTCTGATTTTGGAAAGAAATTGTCATCATCACCATCAGTATTAAGTAGACCTCTGCTAAAATTTAATTGCCTGGGCCAGCTTAAACCTTCATTTGTATAGCCATCATCATCTTCATTAAGAGGACCACTACTTAATTGATCACTATATGTATCGAAAGTTTTTAACTGTTTAAAGGTTTGACTTGTATTATCTCTATCCACTTCATTAGTAATTGTAGTTACCGCAGCCGTTAAACCAGTAGTATCATTAATAACCGTTCCAGTGCTGTCAATATCTGGAAGCTCAGTTTGAGTAGGATTACTTCTAGTGCTATATATAAATCTATCTGCTACTAAATTACCCTCAAGAGGAGGAAGGGTATCTGTGCTAAAAGCTGAAGGACTAGTCACTGCCACTTTTCGGCTATAATCTAAAGCTTCATTGTTAGAGTTAGGCGAAGGTCTTTGGGTATTTCTTTTAAAATCTTTTGTCTTATCAAAGTTAGTAAATCTTAATTGAACATTTTCACCATAATTATCTATATTTTCTGACGGTGTAAAATTAAAACTATATATTGCGTGTCTTTGTTCATTACCATCTACCGTTTTAATTACATCAGCCCATCTATACCATTCAACTCTTCTAGGTTTAGATACTTCAGGAATAGATGTAATAGTCTTTCTTGGTACGTCATTCTTGTCTAAAATTTGTATTGTATATTCTACTTTTGTTCCATTCTCACCATTACCACTAAAGAGGCTAGGAAACATTAAAGTTACTCTGATTGCATCAAATTTCTCAGGGTTAGGATCATCTGAAATTGTTAATTCTTGATTAAAGTTAGAAGTCGTAGAAGTATCTGTATTTTCATTAGCAGATGGTAACTTTGTTACCTTTACTCTTTGATTTAATAGTTCTCTTTCAGTTTGATTTAAAAAAGAAATGCTTGTCTGATTTGCCTTTCCAACTCTACTTACAGTTCTAGGAATATTTGCAGAGCTACTTCCGAAATTAAAATTACCCGGCAAAATATCAGCCAAAGTATTTGGTGCTGTTGATTCTAAAACAGGAGTTTTATTCAAAAAAACATCTTTTAATCCTATGACTTGATATTTACTAGTATTTTCTTTATTAAAAGAAATTCCTAATCTATGTGGTGTAGCAAAACCAGCGATCTCACCTTCTGCAAGTAAATCTAAAATAGTAACAAACTGACGACTCTGTAATTTTCCTGCTTCAGAATTTTTATTTATACTAAAATCTACATCACCTAATCTTTCACCAGTATTTAAAATATTAAATTTACCATGAAATATATTGCTATTAATACTTGAATCGGTCATAACAATAATTAATTTTTAAAGACTTGTGCTGTATCGACACCTGCTGAAATGACAACAGATCCGACAAAACACTCTCCATATACTAATGGTACTGCAACTCCAGGTCTACTTACATTCTGTAAACCATTAAAACTAAAATTATTACTAACTTCCTCTTCTGGTAAGTTTGGATTTTTAGGTGGAAATAAAAGTCTTTCAACACCATTTAAAACTAAAGCTATACCTAAATTAAATAAAAATGCAGCAAATTTTGTTTTTACTGCGGTACCAACTCCAATAAAAATAGCACCTAAAATAAATTGAAAGAACCTACCAGAAACTACTGGTATTATTACCAGATCTCCCTTGTCTAACTTAACTGGAATCTCATCATTAAAAATTACATTATCACTGACTTTTACCTTATATACATTCTGTTTTAAATAAGCTTTTACATGAGGATAGTTAGAAGTTAAAAATCCATAAACATCATTTAAGTTATCTATTTTCGCATAAGCTGTATGCCAGCCTAACATTTCTGCCAATCTACCATAGACTTTTATTTTTCTTAATTCCTTATCATTGCTATGTATATCAATAAACTTATCTCTGGACAGTAAAGGTTTATGCTCTTTAGGCTGAAGTTCAACAAAATTTTCACTGATAGGTGCAAATATAAACCACGACAAACCAATATTATTACAGTTTTCTATATCAAGTTCAGATGCTCTTAAGTCACCATTGGGGTGAGAGTGACAGATATGAAGAATCCTTCCCGTATCTTCTGCTTTAGCCCAGTCTTCTGGATCAATTGTAAAAGAATTTACTCCGTCTATTTCTATGTTATTGCAAGGATAATATTGTCGACTTCCATTCTTCTCTATTACCAGACCACAAGATTCTTTAGGATATTCTGTCTTTGCATGATAAAGAGCTTCACGCTGCCAAGTATTCATATTGCAAAACCTCCGACAGTTGGAAAATTCTTACGAGTCACAATTCTTGATGGTATTCTTTTATTACCAAAATCCAAAGCACTTCTTAATTCAAACTCAACTAAATCCTGTGTCTCCTGCACCTTACGTTCTATAAAATATATTTCATCTGGGTATAACTGAGGAGGACTAGTTACAGCTATTTCAGGTGAACTTGAATCAAAATTAGTAGCGTCAAGATATTTCACCAATGTAGTTTTTCTTGTAAACTTTGCCAACGATAAATCATTTCTTGGAGTAATTTGATTTACTTGCTGCATTATAGATGTAACAGAAGAAAAGGCATTTGATAATCGTAGAGTAGGTCTTGGAGTTGATTTATTAGAGGATTGCTTTTCAAAACCAGTCGCCTCTATAGGAATACGAAGATAACTTTTTGTATTAAATATGATATTTACACTTGTATTCATATTAATTCCATTATGAAATCTAAAAACTCCCTGATCCGACCCAGAAGGATAAGTTGTACCTATGTAATGAATATTCTGAACCAGTTCCAACTCAAATAATTCTATTTTTGCAGCAGGACTGGTTTTCTGTAGGTCTTCGGTTGGAATGGTCATTAGGGTTCAAAGACTTCTCTGAATGTTGCCTGAATTGTAACTCTATTCACGTAGGGAATTGTAATATTCCAACCTTCACAAACAAATTTAGATGAGGTAGATTCTCCAGGAGGAGTGAAATCAAATGACTGTAAAGCACCTAAAGTGTTATTAGCTCTTGCATTAAGGAATTGATCAATTTTATCGCCATCACTTTTTGACTTTTCAAATGTAAGATTATATATTCTTGGATTTTGATGAGCAGGAATACCAACTATCTGACGCTGTTCAAAACCATCAGCAAACCTAATATTATTAACAATAGGTTTGGAAGTCTTTCTGGAACTGTAAGAAGGCTTTGTACCTCCTTCTGAGGTATTAACACCGTCATCGTCAAAAGTAAAAGTTGTCATCTAAAAAGTAAACCTCCAGGTCTTTGCTGGTTAACTATTTCAGATTGTACCGCAACTGAGATAAGGCGACCAAGTTCTCTACCTTGCTGCTCATCACCTTCAACAGACGATCCAGAAGCATCTACGTTTACTACTATATTTGTTCCTCCACCTAACTGATTATTTGGAATAATAGTTCCTGCTCTATCTGGTACAAATAACTCTGGTCCTTTTTCTCCTACTATTGATGGTCTACCAACAGGAGGTCTGCCTCCTTTTGCAAACTCAAAGAACATACCAGGAGCAGCCTCAAAAGGATTGAAATCTGGGCTAGGAGTAAATGATTTGCTGGAAACCGTTTTATTTTTACCTCCACCAAATATTCCACCGAGTCCTCCAAGAACTGAACCGAATAATCCACCGCCTCCGAGTGATCCCTGCATATTGCCAAATAGAGCCATATTGAATGACGCGTCTATGAGTTTATTAAGTACATTACTGAGAACATCATTTAGAGTAGACGTTCCACGGATCATACCCTGTATGCCGTCTGCTATATCTGTAGATATTGTTTGAGCCATATCTTTAAATGCTTGTGCAGTTTCTTCCGCCAATCTTCGCTCTTCTCTTTTTTGCTCTAGCAGTCTTAAATTTCTTCTAAGTTCATCTTCGTCTGTTACTCCTCCATCTTTCTTCATCTCTAATATCTGTTTTTCTATTTCAAAATCTGAGGAGTTTAAATGAAAAGTACGTTCTAGTAAAGCTATCTCCTCTTGTATTTTATCGACTCTTTGTTTTTGGCTTTTTCCTAATAAGTCGTTTACTAGCTTTCTTTCTTTTTCCTTATTTGCAAGTTTTTGAGCATTTAAAAGTTCCTCAGATATAACATCAGATGATCTAAGTCCTTTTTCTTTTAATAATGATCCTGGTTTTCTACCTGCAGCCGCCTCTGCTCCCTCTATTCCTTCAGATATTTGTAGTTCTTTAAGTAAAGCTTTTATTTTAGGGTCTGTGGATTTAGATGCCTGTGTTCTTAAATTTCTATCTGTTACAGCATTTACAAATCTTTCAAATACTCCGAGGCTGCCTATAAATTCAGCCAGTGAAGATCTTAACATTGTCATTGATTTAGTAAACTCATTACTTAAATCGGTTACTCCTTTACCAAAGTTCTGTAAAGCTGTTACTCCTTCTTGTCCAACTAGATTAATCATTTTTTGTCTTGCTGCCTCAAAAGCTGCTTCTTCGCCTCCTAATTTTTGAAGTGTTTGTAATTGTTTCTCAAACTCTGTACCTGTAATACCTAATGCCGCTGATACTGCTTCGACATCTTTTGTTGCGTCATTTAAAGCTGCTCCAAGTTTTCCTGTCTCTACTGTAAATGACTGCACTGCTGTAGCTGCTGCTGTAGCTGCAATACCTCCAGCAAAACCTCCCATCTGCCCGAACATTCCACCGATACCACCACCTAATGCACCAGCAGCACCGACAAATGGACCTTGCCCGAATAGTAGGGGAAAGCCACCACTAATTATGGCACTTTGAAAATCAAAACCTCTTCCACCTCCTGTTGTTCCTCCTGCTACTGGAGGTAATGCAGGTCCGATTGACCCACCTATCTGACCAAAGTTTTTACCTCCTGCAAACTGCCCCGAAGCAATTAGTTTAGTTCTTCTTGCTACTTCTTCAGTTATGTCGGTTTGAATCCTTAACTCATCTTGGGCTATTTTTCTCTGACTTGCTGCTGCCTTTAATTGATTTTTGGAGTCTAATGCTGCTGCTTTCCTTATGGCTGCTCTTGCTTTATCTACTTTTAACCCCTTGTCAGCTAGTTTCTGTACTTGATCTCCTAGTCTCCTAGTTTCAATCATTGATGCTTTCTGAGCATCTTTACTCTTAGCTATTTTTTCCTGTATTTTGGATACTCTGGAGTCTATTTTAAGCGGTTCGTTTAGATTTCTTCTTAGTGTATTTATTCTTTTCTCAAGAGCTTGTAGAGAATTTCTAGCGGAAGAAGTATTTAAAGTTATATTTACGCTGTAATTTGAAGCAGCCACCGCAGATTCTATTAGATATTAAAAGTTTAGCGTACTTTGCGATATTGAGCCTGTCTTTTTGCTTTTTCGTAGGCTTCTTCCTCTCGTTCGGACTTTATTTCAAAGTAAGCGTTCCAAGCATACAGTTCTTGGACTGACATTTTTTCTCTTACTTCTCTTTGGGTATACCCCAGTTTTTCGGCTATGAAAAACTGTAGATAAACAAAGTTGTCTTTTTTGAGTTTAGCTTTTTACGGCATCGGGGCTTTCCTCCTCGCCCACTCCCTGCATCTTGGTCATAATGTCCACTAGAACTGACATTGGTATTTCTCGTCTTAGTGCTGGTAAGTCTCCTGATGAAAACATCTTTACTCCTGATTCATCTTCAGCTTTTGTAAGAATAACCTGTAAAGCAAAGTCGAGACTTCCCTCTTCCTGCCCTTTATTCATAGCTACTAATGTACTGTTTATTGTATCTCTATCGGCTATGGTTAGAGGCGACCAGAATATCTTTAAGACAAGTTCTTCTCCCTTAAAAATGGAGTAGCTACTGCGTTCTTCTACATTGAAGGCTTTCTTCAATTTGTCAATTGCTCTTTCTGGTGACATAAAAAATTAGATCTATTCTTGTAGTATAGCTTAACCCTAATTATTGACAGGAGTATGCTTTCCTTTAAAAGTTTCGCTAAGTCCTAAAAGTATTGCTTCATTGAATTGCTCTGTCTGTAAGTATATCTTGTACCAATCAGGGCTTCCACTGGGAGGTGTTATGCGATCTACTATTTGTGCGTGTTCTCCGTAGGTTACTCCATCTGGATCGCCAACTGGTGCTGTAGCCCCTGAATTATTTACTGCAAAACCAGCATATTCGG